TCTATAGTAGCTGGTTTAAACACATCGGGTGCTACAAACTTATTAATAAGAGACTTACCTAAATCCATAGCAACTGGTAAGAATGCAGATAATATGGTTATTGGATCCATTAAAATTCCTCTAAATTAAAATTATATTCATCACAAACCATCTTTGAATACTTTTTAAACTTAACTGAGTGCTTATCATAATCCGTATGTCCACTATTCCATAACATACAATGGACCATTTCGTGCATAAGGGTCTCAGATACTTTTAAAAAAGAATCATTAGCAATGTCTACTTCTATTCTTGTAGGGTAGGTATGAAAGTACCCTAACACTTCTCCCTTTGTATCCATAACCCCAAACCCAACTTTATGAGGTGCTGGCATTGGGTATAGATTAAAGGGTGGTAGTTTAACAAAACAGGCATAAAGTTTACGCAAGTTTTGTTTAGTTAATAGCATTTTACTTAGCTAAATGTACAAACTGGGTTAAAAGAAATATAATAACAAAGCCAGCTGTTCCTAAAAGGATTTGTTCTAACCTTTTAAGACGAGCATTGATCTGCTCATAACGAAGGGCACAGACCTCTTCGTGTGTTGATAGCCTTGCTTCTACATCTGTCTTAACCATCTTATATACCTATACTTTCAGTCCAAGTTAATGTTTCTTCATTCCATGAGTAAAGCTTACCATCAGTAGGCATCTCTATAGGTGCTTTCCATTGTGCTGTTGTTTCCTCTAATATCCATGAGTTAAATGGTTTAGGGGCAATGAAAGCATCTAATGTTTCATCATAAGTATAGTCAACACCAGCATAATTTTTACGAATACGACCATTATAAGATGTTTGTATCCAAGTGCCACCTAAAAGATTAGAACAAAAGTCTATTCCTTTTTGTTCATTCTCTTGACCATTTTCATCAAGAATGTCTTGGTTAGATACAACTATTACTTTTGTAACTATGTTATTTTCTAATTGAGCAAAATGTGCCATGTTATTTCCTTTGTTTTTAACCTGTATAACTTCCTGAAGCTGTAAATTTAATTATAGTGTTTGCACCACTTGTTGTCACAGTAGGACTTCCTGTTGTAGTGCCTGAGTATTTAGCTGTAGGAACAGATAGTATAACTACACCTGAACCACCTGCACCACCTGTACCCGAAACATCTGTTCCACCACCACCGCCACCTAAATTAGTAGTTCCTGCAACTCCAGCAGTAGCTGCCGCATTACCTCCACCCCCTGCACCGCCTGTTCCGTAAGTTCCTCCTGAATATACACCTCCACCGCCACCACCAGCATAAGTAATACTTGAGCCTGTAATAGAAGAGGCAGTTCCTGCACCACCATTACCACCTATGATTGTTCCTGTTGCATTACCGCCAACTGCTCCTGCACCACCACCACCTCCAGCAGGATATGGAGGAGCTGTAAATCCTCCATTACTACCACCAGTATTTCCTTGCCCTGCAGTTCCTGCACCTCCTGGAGTTGTTCCTCCAGAAAAAGCACCACCTCCACCACCTGAACCACCTGTTCCAGCCCCTATACCATTATTGCCTATTGTTGACCCTTTTCCTCCACCTATAGAAGTAAGCCCTAGTGCTGTGCTATTAGTTCCATTTGTAGCTTCTGTTGCTCCACCACCACTACCACCTGTTCCCCCAGCTCCAACAGTAAATGAATAAACAGTTCCAATATTTAAATCAGCAGATCCTGTTAATAAACCTCCTGCACCACCACCACCTGAAGCTCCACCAGCACCCCCAGCTACAATTAAATAAGTTATTGCAACAATATTTGTAAGACTTCCTAATGTTCCTGAACTTGTAAAAGTATGGATTGTGTTTCCACCTGATGATGTTACAGTTCCACCTGAAAATTTTTGTGAGCCAGCATAAGAAATAATAACAACTCCTGAACCACCCGCACCACCTGAATTATTACCTCCGCCACCACCTCCTGAACCTGTATTAACTGTTCCTGCTGCACCAGCCGTAGAACCACCTGCTCCATTACCACCTATAGAAGAACCTCCTACACCACCTGTTCCTGAAGTATAAACACCACCTCCACCACCAGCTGCATAAAAAAGTGAACTTCCTGTAATTGATGAGGAAGATCCTGTTCCACCAGCTCCACCATTTGTTGTTGTTCCTGTTCCACCTACTGAAGCTGATCCACCACCACCACCACCCCCATAATAGGGAGCTCCATTAGAACCAGCACCACCAGCATTTCCTTGACTTGAAGTTCCTGCACCTCCTGCTCCTTGACCTGGAGCACCTCCACCGCCACCACCACCTGAACCGCCTGATGCACCTGTTGCAGGATTAGAAGATGGATATTGTGCTCCTCCACCACCGCCTACTGCTGTAGTTAATCCTGTAAAAGAAGAATCAGACCCATTGTTTCCTTTTGTACCTGAAGTAGGGGCTGTTCCACCACCACCAACAGTAACTGTATAGGTTGACAACGAAGATAATGTAGTTGTTCCTGTAACTAAGCCTCCTGCACCACCACCACCTGAAACAGCTACTGTTGAACCACCACCTCCTGAACCACCTCCAGCAGCTATAAGATAAGAAGCAGAAACAATAGTAGATTTAACTGCCGATAAAGCACCATAACCTCTTGCGGCTTGGACTGCTAGTCTTGACAATAATGACATTAACTAATTCCTACTTAAATTGTGTTTGTGATGCAAATACTGTAAAAGCTGCTGAACCTGTTTTAACGATTGTATATGAATAAGCGTCTATACCTGAAACATTACCTGAAGTATATGCTGTACCACCTTGATATTTAGGTGTGACTGATGTGCCATCAATAGTGAAAGCATTATTATAATAAGCTGTTGTTCCTTGAGTGACTAGGAATACTATAGTCATTGCTTGACCTGTTGACATTAAAGTATTTAAAGATGTTGTTCCATTACCTCTAACATTAACTGTCCAGTTAGCTGAAGCATTAGTTGTATAGTAAAGAACTGATTGAGTTGTAACATCATAGTTAATAGTACCTGTAGCTGCAGTAGCTGATACTGTTACTACCTCTGCTGCATCTTGAAATACTGCACCGATAGATGTTGTTGAACCTGCAAATGTTTGAGTTGCTGTGAATGAAGTTGCAGTAGCTGGTTCTACATAATCTGTACCTGCTGTTGCTGCACTAATTGCAGTAGCATTGCCTTTTAATACACCTGTAATAGATGTTGAGATAGTAATTGCTGGGGTTGTTGTAGCTGTTGCTACTGTACCTGCAAATCCATTGGCTGATACCACTGAAGCTGATGTTACTGTACCACTTCCTTTGTTATTAAAAGTAGTCCAATCAGCAGATGATAATACACCTCTATTTGAAGCTGATGCTGTAGGTACATTTAAAGTAATAACTGGCGTAGTAGTGCCTGTAGCTACTGTTGAGCTTAGATCTGTGCCTGTTGTACCTAGTGTTAAAGCTGCAACGCTTGTAACTGTACCTTTACCATTAAATGTATTCCAGTCAGTAGAAGTTAAGTATCCATTAGTTGCGGTATTTGCTGCAGCCATAATAATAGCTGGAGTAGCACCTCCTGATGAAACTACTGGTGCAGTACCTGTAACTGAAGTTACTCCTACACTTACATCACCTGAACCAAGTAGTGATGTACTATTTACTGTTTTAATGTTTGTGCCACTTACTAAAGTAGCTTGTTTACTATTAAATGTTGTCCAATCTGTAGAAGTTAAATAACCATTCACAGATGTTGTTGCAGCAGCCATAGATATTACTGGAGTTGTAGTTCCTGTTGCTACAGATACTGGAGCTGTTCCTGATACAGATGTTACTGTGCCTTGTCCTGGAGTAAAACCTAAAGCAGTTGTTACATCTCCTGAAGAAAGGGATATTGCCCCTGTTCTTGTATTAAAAGAAGTTACAGAACCTGATGTTGTAAAGGCAGCAGCATTCCATGCACTTCCATCCCAAATAAATAAAGCATTAGATACTGTATTCCAATAGATAGCACCAGTTAAAAGAGCATTACCATCATTATCTACTGAAGGAGCAGATGCTTTAGCACCTAAATATCTATCATCAAATGAATCTAAAGAAGCTGCAGCAGATGTTGCACTAGCAGCTGCATTGGTTGCAGATGTGCTTGCGTTAGAAGCTTGTGTAGAGGCAGTTGAGGCTGATGTAGAGGCATTTGATGCGGAAGTTGAAGCATTAGAAGCAGAAGTTGAAGCTAAAGAAGCATGGTATTTAGCAGAGAATTCTCCACCTGCAACAGCACCTGAAGTTTTAGTAGCCCAATCATTAGCTAAAATAGCACTAGCAGTAGCATTTGTTTCAGCTGTTTCCGCATTAGTTTCTGCAGTTTGAGCTGCAGTTGCTGAAGTAGAAGCATTAGTTGCTTGGGTAGTTGCTGTAGAAGCTGAACTAGATGCACTAGATGCAGAACTTGTTGCAGAACTTGCACTTGCAGATGCAGTAGAGGCACTTGCAGCAGCATTTGTAGCACTTGTAGCAGCAGCAGAAGCACTTGCTGAAGCAGCCGTAGCTGCATTAGACGCTACTATACCTTCACTGGTTGCATCTGTTGTAGCATCGCCTGAACCACCTGCTCCACGAAAAATTGCCATGATATTCCTTATTTAAAGAGTTTGTTTAAAATACTTTCTTTTTTCTCTTTAGTGGCTTTTGGTTTTTCTGTTACTTCCTCTTTAGGAGCTTTAACAGTTTCCTTAACTACTTCCCAAGCTGAACTACCAAGATAAGATTTAACTTCACTCTCAGTAACATATAATTCTGTCCCTGTTGCTTTTTCTCTAACTAACATAACAGTCTCCTTTAAGTATATTTATGTTCACTCAAAGAATAAACATAAAAATAGCCCCTCTTGCGAAGGGCTAAACTGCATTAAGCAGGAACAGCTAATGGAATACAAGCACCATCTCTAAGTTCTTTAACACCATAGAGCGTATCTGCAGTGTATAGAGTACCTAAATATTCTTGTTTGTATTGTGTTTGTGAACGAACACCTACTTGTTCAACTAACACAGCTGCGTCTTTATGACCCATAAGGGCAATACGAGCAGCACCAGTTGCAGTATCCACATTTGAAGAGACAAATACTGGAATACCATATAATGAACCAATTTCACCATTACGGATTGTATTACCAGCACCAACTTCACCCACGAAGGATTGAGCTGTGTACTCGTTAATACCCATTAATGTGTTTCTTGCTGAAGGTGGAATCAAGAAGAAACGACCTTCCATTGGAACATCATTGTCATCTAAGCGTTGTACAGTTCTACGGATACCAGCAGATGTCAATGCAGAAGCATTAGGAGAACCTGATGTGTAAGCAGTAGTACCATCACCACCGATGTATGCGTTACCATAAGTTACAGCTGATCCACCATTAAATGTACGACCTAATTGGATTAGTGATGTGTCAACTTGTTTAGCTAAAGCATAACCAGCGTCATCTGTATAGAAACGACGGAGTGATGATAGAGCTTGTACTTCAACCATGTCTTCAATTAATCTTGAATATTCATAGTGTTTGTCAATTAAAACAGCAATGTCTGTTTCAGTCGCTGCTTGAAGAGTTACTTGTGTATTTATTGCTTTAACAGCCGCAACACCTCGTGCTGGTACAGGAATACGAACAGTATCACCCTTTTTACCTTCAAAAGACATTTTTTTAAATAAATTTGCTGCTACTAAGTTCTTTTTGTACGCAGCTACAATCTCGTCACTCCAAATTTCGGGAATGAAGGTTGCTGCTGAGGTAATACTTACTTGATCGGTACCTAAAGCCATGATAAAAATCCTTTTCTAAATAGTTAAATTACACGACCCTCTCGATATGCTGACATAATCTCTTCAGACATAGCATCATATTTATCAGGATCGGACTGCATGAGTTTAATAATATCGCTTCGACGATATTTCTTCTTTGCAACAGATTCAGTAGCTCCTTGGCTTCCAACATCAGCAGCTTTTAATTGCTGGTCTCGGTCAACCTTAGATGTTTGTGCTACTTTTTTAGTGATAGACTGTTTATCATTCCATGTAGAGAGAAGTTCTTTAGCAGAATCATAGTCAAACTGTGTCTCTGCTCTAGCAAATAGCTCTGTACGGACTCTTGAATTCTTAATCCACTCAGCAAACTCAGGAGATTGTACAACTTCACCTACATTAGGAAATTCAGATTTAAGCTGAGAAAGAGT